AACACAATTGACCAAACTTTATGGGTAAGAGCTACCGATATTCCGGCGGGGCAACCTGATATGATGCCTATACCTCAAATTATACAATTAGCTAACAAAGGACAAACGGCCGATGAAGTTACAACAACCACCACAGTGATGTCTATAGCTTTATCATAGGAAGAAAAAATGGCCACAAGAATTAAAGTAAAAAGGTCAGAGTCCCCAGGTGCGGTTCCTGATACTAATAACCTAGCGGTAGGTGAAGTGGCTCTTAATACGGCTGACCAAAAATTATATGTAAGAGATAGCAGCAATCAGATTGTGGTGGTGGCAACTAAAGGACAAACAGCTGCAGAAGTTACAGCAAAAGCTGCAGTAATGGCAATAGCATTAGGATAAAGATATGGCAATACCAAATTCAAGAGCATCACTAATAACCTGGTGTAAAAGAAGATTAGGATACCCGGTTATTGATATTAATGTCGATGATGACCAAGTGTCCGATAGAATTGATGAAGCGATGCAATACTTTTATACATTTCAGTATAATGGAATGCAACGTGTTTATCTTAAACATTTAATAACTCAGGACGATGTTGATAGAGGAAATGTAAACACTGTAGAATCTGTTACAGATGGTGATTTAGTTACTTCCACATTAAATGGAGATATTGCTGTCGGAGTTACCAGTATAACACTAACAGATGGTGAGGCTTTTCCTAATGCTGGCACAATTGTAATCGCTGCTGATGGCGTTAATGCAGCAGAGACTATAGCGTATACAGCTAAAGTGGGAACTACTGTTTTAACCACAGCAGCGACTACTATAGCTCATCTTACTGGCGCCACTGTTACAAGTCAACACACAGTTACCTGGAAAACAAGTCAGGGTTATTTACCTATGCCGGAGTCTGTGCAAAGTGTATTACGAGTATTACCTTTCAGTGACCGTGGCAATCTTAATATGTTTGATATTAGATATCAATTACGATTGAATGACCTCTATGATTTTTCAGATATTTCCATTATTCATTATCAAATGACTATGTGGCAACTTGATTTACTAGATATGATTCTTATAGGTGAGAAACCTATCCAATTTAATATAAATCAAAACAGACTTTATATTAATATGGATTGGGGAGATGATGTTGAGGTTGGTGAATATATTATTATAGAATGTTATCGTAAACTAGATCCTACTACATGGACTGATATATACGATGACCTCTGGTTAAAGAAATACAGCACTGCACTTATTAAACGGCAGTGGGGTCAAAATCTTAGCAAGTTCAATGGTGTTACTATGTTAGGTGGTGTTACGATGAATGGTGCTGAGATTTTTGGACAAGCTCAAGAAGAAATTAATAAATTAGAAGATGAATCAAAGACAACTTGGGAAGAGCCCATAATGTTCAGTATCGGATAATTTTATGCCCACTAATCATTTCTTTTCCAAAGGGACTATAAGTGAACAATACCTCTATGAAGATTTAATCATAGAAGCATTGCAAATCTTCGGCCACGATGTTTATTATTTACCAAGAACTTTGGTAAGTAAAGATGAGCTGTTTGGAGAAGATCCTCTTTCTCGTTTTGATGATGCGTATCTTATTGAAATGTATATGGATACCGTGGAAGGTTATGCGGGTGAGAAAGAAATTATTACTCGTTTTGGTTTAGAAATTAGAGATGAAACTACCTTTACCCTTTCTAGGCGACGATGGTTAGATTTAGTATCTCACGATGCTAACCTTATTAGTACAACACAACCTAATGAAGGCGATTGGATTTATATGCCTACACAGGGACGTTTGTTTGAGATTAGTTTTGTAGATGTAGATGATCCATTTTTCCAAGTGGACAATTTGCCGGTGTATAAGCTTTATGCTCGCACTGTCGAATACTCAATGGAAGACCTCGATACGGGTGTTGCTGATATTGATGCCATCGAAACGAAATACTCTACCGATGCACTAGATTGGCAGTTCTTGGGAGAACAAGGTCCGACTACTATCTTCAATCAACAAATTGCTATCGAACGAGGCACTTATAGTGGTGCCTGGCCCGGAAGTGGTGTTATTGAACTTCAAGATTCTACAAATACACCGCCTGCTGCTGGTCAAATGTTACTCGGAGAAAACGAGACAGGATTCGCTGCCGTGCTCACTGAAGATTCGGATGCATACTATGCCTGGTTTATTATCAATGAAGATTTCCGCATCGAAACATTAGATACTGGGTCAGATAATGAATACTTACAAACTCAAGCAACAAATATACTAGATTTTACTGAATCGAATCCCTTTGGGGATCCGACAGATAGTATGTAATTATGGAGTAGGAATATGTTAGGACAATATTTTTATAACGAAAGTTTAAGAAAAACTATTATAGCTTTTGGATCATTATTTAATGATATAGCTATTACAAGAAAAAATAGTGCAGGTACGGAAGTACAAACACTAAAGGTTCCTTTGGCTTATGGACCTAAACAAAAATTTATAACTCGTTTAGAACAAGATCCTAATGACAATCAAGCAATAGCTATGACACTTCCTAGGATAGGGTTTGAAATAAACGGATTTTCTTATGATCCGCAAAGAAAATTAAATAGAATTTTAAAAAAGAAAATTGTATCCACTACAGCGGATAAAGAGTTAAAACAAATGTCTGTTCAATATTCCCCTGTACCTTATGATGTGGGATTTGAATTATTTGTTATGACGAAAAATAGTGATGATGGCATTCAGATTGTAGAACAGATACTACCTTTTTTTCAACCAGAATATACAGTGTCTATTAAAGAAGTTCCTGAAATGGATACGATTAGAGATGTTCCTATAGTTTTGAATAGTATTAATTATGAAGATACTTATGCGGGAGATTTTACAGAACGTAGGGCAATAATTTATACTTTAAATTTTACTGCTAAATCTTATGTGTATGGACCTGTTACAACTGCGAAGCCAATCACCAAAGTGCAGGTGGATACATATGATAATCTCCAAGATCAAGCACCCGAAAGACTACAAAGATATACGGTAGAAGCAAACGTAGATGCATCTTTGGGTGATGATAATTTTGGATTTAATGAAACAACTTCTGAGTGGGTGTAATGTCGTGAAAATAGATGATGCGTTGAATGATGTGTTGGGTTTAGCACAAAACATAAAACAGGACATATTAGACCCCAAACCAGTGAAGGAGACGTTACCAGCAGTCGTAGGAGAAACGCAAACTGAGGACATAGACATTGACTATGCTTATAGCAGAACTAACTTCTACAGTCTAATAGAGAGGGGACAAGACGCTATAGATGGCATTCTTGAGTTAGCAAAAGAACAAGAACATCCTAGAACTTATGAAGTCGCTGGCCAGTTGATTAAAACGGTATCTGAAGTTACAGAAAGGCTTGCCGACCTCCAAGAAAAGATGCAACGACTTAAAGAAGTTCCTGATAAAGGACCAAAAAATGTCACCAACGCTTTGTTTATTGGAAGCACAAAAGAACTCCAAGCTCTTTTAAAGGGAGACCATGAAAGTATTGAGAGCAAAAGAGAAACGTCCTAACACCCATTCTTTTAAAATATCTGATTTAAAAATTATTGCTGGGCGAGAAATTAATGACGATGTTGTAAAAACTGGAGTGATGTTGCACCCTATAGAAATAAGAGACCGTAGAGATATGAGAACGGATAATCTTAGATATGGTGCTAATAGTGCATTATATGTGCATAAGGATTATGATGTTTGGCGAGGTAATAGTAGAGTTAAAGCAGCTATAGATATGGGTTATACACATATAGAAGGAGTGTTTTTAGATGGTAGAAGTTTATAAAGGTAATCCAAATCTCAAGACTGCACAGGTACGCCAAGAGTATACAGAACAACAGGTAACAGAGTTTATCAAGTGTTCTAAAGATCCAGTATACTTTATTCAAAATTATGTACAGATAGTAAGTATAGACGAAGGCCTAGTGCCATTTAATATGTATCCATTTCAAAAAGAAATAGTGGGTACATTCCATAAAAATAGATTTACTATCTGTAAACTGCCACGACAATCTGGCAAGTCTACTACTATTATTTCGTATCTTATCTATTATGTGATATTTAATGAACAAGTTAATATAGCTATTTTAGCTAACAAGGCATCTACTGCCCGTGACCTGCTGTCTCGTTTTCAGTTGGCATATGAACATTTACCCTCATGGTTGCAAATGGGAGTAATGAATTGGAATAAAGGGTCATTAGAATTAGAGAATGGATCTAAGATAATTGCAGCTTCAACATCTGCTTCAGCAGTCCGGGGTGGTACTTACAACATTATCTTCCTCGATGAGTTTGCTTTCGTACCCTCCAATATAGCAGAACAATTCTTTTCATCAGTTTACCCAACGATCACTTCAGGACAATCTTCAAAGGTAATGATAGTATCAACCCCACACGGTATGAATATGTATTATAAGATGTGGATGGATGCAGTCAATGAGAAAAGTGATTTTGTACCTATTGAAGTATCATGGCAAGAGGTGCCTGGTAGAGATGAAGAATGGAAAGAAGAAACTATTCGTAATACTAGCCCACAACAATTTTTACAAGAATTTGAATGTTCTTTCTTAGGTTCTATTGATACTCTTATAAGCCCAACTAAGATACAGGTAATACCCCATTTTGATCCTTTAGAGTCCAGTGGTGGTTTAGATATTTTTGAGGCACCCATAAAAGAACACGAATATTGTGTATCAGTTGATGTTGCTCGTGGCCAGGGTGGAGATTATTCTGCTTTTGTTGTGGTAGATATTACAACTGTGCCATATAAGGTAGTTGCAAAGTTTCGTAGTAATGAAGTGAAACCACTTGTCTTTCCAGATATCATTTATCGCACAGGTAAAAGTTACAACAATGCCCATATGTTAGTGGAGATAAATGATATTGGTGGACAGATAGCCGATGCCTTACATCACGACTTGGGTTATGAGAATATGATAATGACCCAGTTGAGAGGTAGATTGGGACAAGTAGTTGGGGGTGGTTTTGGTGATAGTCAAGTTGACTTGGGTATTAGAACTACTAAGTCACTGAAACGAATTGGTTGTTCTAACTTGAAACAGTTGATAGAAAGTGATAAACTATTATTCAATGACTTTGATATCATCGTAGAGTTGTCTAACTTTGTTTCTAAGGGTCAATCATTTGAGGCAGATGATGGTGCTACAGATGACTTGGTGATGTGTCTGGTATTCTTTGCTTGGTTGACTGACCAACAATACTTTAAAGACCTCACCGATGATGACATTCGTAAACGATTATATGATACTCAGGCCGATGCCATTGATGCGGATATGGCACCATTTGGTTTTATAGATGATGGCGTACATTATGGAGAATTAGCTGCCTTTACAGATGATAAGGGTGATTATTGGATACCCACGAAAGCTCCAGATGCTTTTGATGTATATTAGAAGATCCAAGGACCTTTAAGTTCATCCCATTCTTTATCAATAATACAATGGTCACATATCACTACACTTTGTTTAATAAGTGTAGAAGCTTCTTTTCTTTGTGTTGTATTACGACCATAACGAAATATGTTATGTTTTATTTTGTTGTGATAAGGATACCATTGTAAATATCTTTCAGTTGTTTCTCCACAAACTGAACAAACCTTATCTTCAAAGGTTTTTAGTAGAGCTCTTTTTCTTCCCAAATCACGCATGAGTGTGTAGTTTCCTTATTTCTTTTTATTTATCACTACACAGCAGTGTTTTTAGAAAACTTCATAATACTAAATAATACGAATACAAAAAAAATGAAGATGTAATTTATATTATCTTTTTTTACAATAGACCTAGGAGAGAAACAAAATGGGAGATTTAGTCTCACCTGGTGTACAAGTAAAAGAAAAAGACTTAACCACTACTGTAAGAAGTGAACCCACAAGTGTAGGTGCCATGGCTGGTATTTTCACTAAGGGACCTATTTCAGAAGTAGTAACTCTTTTTTCGGAAGAGGAATTGGTTGATATTTTTGGTAAGCCTAATGGCACCAATTTTGAATACTGGTTTACGGCTGCGTCTTTTTTGATGTACTCTAATACACTAAGGGTAGTTAGAATGGAAACTGGAACGGGAGCCACAGCTGTAACGAATAGTTGTGTTTCTGGCAGTGCAATTCTAATCAAAAACAATGATCACTATGAAAATGGTGACGGAACTACAGGTCCTTTTAATGCTGGTAGTGCTAATGTTGGTGAATGGGCTGCAAGAACTGCTGGCGCTTGGGCGAATACCCTAAGAGTCGAAGCTTGCAACACCGCTGCCGGTTATTCTGAAACAGCAAAAACTACAACGTCAACAACGATGGTTATAAATCATCCGACACTTCCTTTATCATCAGCCACTGGCTTTAGTGTAGGAGATATTGTCTATCTACAAGAAGCTAATGGTCAGAAATATCGAATTACTGCGCTTGTTTCATTAAATGCAACAATCGTAAGATATCCAGCCACAAGTGCGGTTGGAGTAGCTAGTGCAATTGCTTCTGGTGTGAATGTTGATAGAGAATGGCGATGGGCTGACCAGTTTAATAAAGCACCTGGAACTTCACAATTCGCTGAAGATGTTGATGGCGTAAACGACGAAATGCACATCATTGTCATTGATGAAGATGGTGAAATTTCTGGAACGACAAATGCTGTTTTAGAAAAATTTGAAAATGTATCTAAGGGTTCTGATGCCCTGCAAATTGATGGCACAGCAAATTATTATGCTGATGTTATGTTTGCTAGTTCTGGTTATGTTTATTGGATGGATCATCCAGCAGGCGCAACTAACTGGGGTAGTTTATGTAAAGGTATTACCTTTACTGTACCCACAAATGCTATTGATGCGAATAGTTTAGTTACTGGCGTAGGTGGCACAACTGCACCGACAGAAGGACAACGTCAGACTGCTTATGATTATTTCAAGAATACAGATGAAGTAGATATTAATTTAGTGATGGCTGGACCTGCTACAGTTGATACCGGTGGGGCAACAACTCACGGGGTGTATATTACCGATTTGGTAGACCTTCGGAAAGATTGTGTGGGATTTATTTCACCTGCTAAGAGTGATATTATTCCTATCGCACAATCATATACACAAACTAATAACGTCAAAGGTTACTTTGATGCTTTAGCAAGTTCATCTTATACAGTGTTTGATAGTGGTTATACAAAAATGTTTGACAAGTACAATGATGTTTATCGGTGGGTGCCTCTTAATGGACATCTTGCCGGTTGTTGTGCTCGTACAGACGCCTTAGAAGATCCATGGTGGTCACCTGCTGGTATTGCTCGTGGGCAGATTCGTGGTTCTGTAGGACTTGGGTATAATCCAAGTCAAGGAGAACGTGATACTCTTTATCGTGCTCGTATCAATCCAGTTGTTGCTTTCCCAGGGGAAGGTACAGTTTTATTTGGTGATAAAACTGGGTTGGCTAGAAACAGTGCATTTAATAGAATTAATGTTCGACGTTTATTCCTCACTATTGAGGAGGCTTGTAAAGTGGCCGCTCGTTCAATACTCTTCGAGTTTAATGATGAGTTTACGAGAGACCAATTTAAAGCGATGGTTAATCCATATTTAAGAGATGTACAATCACGACGAGGGATGACGGATTTCCTAGTTGTTTGTGACGAGACCAATAACACTGGTCAAGTTATCGACAATAACGAATTCCGTGCTGATGTCTTTGTGAAACCTGCACGCTCTATTAACTTTATCACATTGACCTTCATTGCAACACGAACTGGTGTTGACTTCAGTGAAGTTGTCGGTGCGGTCGGATAAGGGGGAAATAACAAATGGCTAATGTTAATGATTTTGTTAATAGACTCTCTGGCGGCGGCGCTCGTGCTAATCAGTATCAAGTAAGATTGGCGGGTCCTGGAGTTAATACAGAAATGTTAAGTTTCTTATGTAGGTCTGCTACAATGCCAGCATCAAGTGTTGGTGAGGTAGCTGTACCTTTCCGAGGTCGAGTAGTATATGTGGCGGGTGAACGTACATATGCAGACTGGACTGTTGGAATTTTTAATGACGCAGGTTGGACAATTCGTAGTCAATTGGAAGCATGGTCTAATTCCGTTATGGATGTTGGTGCTACAACCGGTGGGTTGCAGTCACCAGAGTCCTATTACGGTGAGGCTGATATACTTCAACTTTCAAGAAACGAAGATGTTATTTGGCAGGCACATTTATATTCTGTGTGGCCAACCAACATTGCTGAAATTGCTCTTGCTTATGATACCAATGACGTAGTAGAGGAATATGATGTAACCTTCCGATTTAACTATATGACAACAGGTCCAACAGGAACTGGAATAGGAACATCGGCGTAAAGTCATTCTATGAATTTGTATAAATAGTAGTATGGCAGATTTTTTTGGTTTTGAAATAAAGAGAAAGGGTGAGGTCACGAAGGGTAAATCCTTCGTGGCCCCGTCCGATGAAGAAGGTACACTAGATATTGCTGGTGGTGCTGGTTTTTTTAGTCAGTATATTAACCTTGAGCGCACAGCAAAAAATGATTGGGACCTGATTCGTAAATATCGCACCACTGCGGAAAACCCCGAATGTGACCAAGCGATAGAAGATATTATCAATGAAGCTATTACAGCTGATGAAGATGATAGCTCCGTTAAACTCAATTTAGATATGACAGACCTTTCTGGTTCTATTCAGAAAAAGGTTAATGAAGAATTTAAAGAAGTTTTAAGACTTCTAGATTGGAAACATAAAGGTAATGATATCTTTAAGAGGTGGTATATTGATAGTAAACTTTTCTATCATATACTCATAGATGAAAATTCTCCCCGTAAAGGTATTACCGAAGTCCGTTATATTGATCCTAAATTTATCAAGAAAGTTCGTGTTATTGAAAAAACTAATGATAGAAAGACATTGGGTCCCGCTAACAATATAGATTTAGTTAAAAAAACACAAGAATTTTTTATCTATAATGAATCTGGTGTCTATCCTAGTATGGGCGGCGGAGGTGGTAAAGATGGTTCTGGTCTTAAAATTTCACCAGACTCGATTGCTTATACAACTTCTGGAATTTATAACCCAACAACTAAACAGGTTTATGGTTTCCTTCAAAAGGCTATCAAACCTACCAACCAACTCCGTATGATGGAAGATGCGTTGGTTATCTATCGTATCAGTAGAGCACCAGAA